ACAATTTTTATCTGTTTGTAAATATATTATTCCACTGTAAAAACTATTTTTATGACAATGATAATTTGAAGATTGATTTTTTGTAGACTTAGCTACCCAAGAAGAGGTTATATTAAAATCATTATTAGTATAAAACAAGTAATTATTTTTAAAAAAATTAAATTCTTTTAAAATTAAGTATTTCAATTCTAAAAAATTTTTACTTTCTAATACCTTGTAGGACATAGAGGTAGAAGTTATATTTTCTACATCAAGATTATCACGATTTCCTGCTTCAATATATTTTAAATTTTTTAAATTTTTTACAAATTTTTCACAGTTTATATTTAATTTTTTTGTATAGAAAACTTTTGAAAAAAAAGTAAGTATATTTTCATTTGTCATTTTTTATTTTTGAACCAACTAGGCAATCCTAAATGAGGACGGCCATCAAATATATTATCACTTGAACCTTTAGTAGCTTTATTATTGTAATGTAAAAATACCTGAGCACAATCTGTGCCTTCAAAAGCATCTCGCCAATGTTCACAAAGGTTACCTTTATAAACTAACATATCACCTGGTTTTAATATAACTTTTATTCCTTTTGTATTATCGGTTACATACTTACCATCTTTTAATCCACCTTTTTTAGGATCTTTTTCTATAAAAATAGGCCATTCATCACCGCCAAGATTTAAGGTTGTAGATATTTCACAACTAAAACGATCTTTATGCCTGTGTAGTACATCGCCTTTCTTGTAGATACGAGCATAAGCATAAGTAGGTATTAATTTTAAACCTGTTTGTTTTTCCATTATTGGCTGAACAGCTAATAATAAAGTTTCCATAGCTATATCGGCATAATGTGAATACGTATTTGGTACCTGTTCATCATTCCATACTCCCCATTCTGTTGTAAATGGTGAAATAAATCTTGTATCAAAAAATGTTTTTGCCACTTGTCGTTTCATTAAAAAGTAATTATAAACAAACTCTGCTACTTTTGGTTCAATTGCTTTTTTTATTATTAAAAAATTATTTTTATTAAAACTCATATTTTCCTTTTTTTTATTTAAACGGATATCCTAAATTCCATATCACTAAAGAATATCTTGTTCCTTTTGTTACTGGTGTTACACGATGCCATACAAAACTTGGAAAAACAATTATAGAACCACGTGGTCTTATTTCAACACACTCTTTTGTAGTCTTACCTTTTTTCCATTCCGTATCCATTGAATTTCTAAAATCAAATTCTAAATTTCCTCCAACATAATCTGATGGTTCAACTAAAGAAACCGTTACTGATAATTTTCTTATTTTTCCGTGATCCATTGGCCAACTACCATCAGCATTTTGTTTTCTTTGATATGGTTCTTCCCAACTATCACTATGCCATCCATAATATTGACCTACTCCGTATTTTGTAAACTGACAAGCTTCTGAACTATCCCAATTAAAATTCCAACCGGCTAACCTATTAGCATCGTGTATAAATGGTTGTATTTCTTTATAAATCCAACGGTCATCCATCCAAACAATATCAGATTTTCTTTTTTTTTGAATATTTTTTATGTCTTTTTTATTTAATTTACCTTTAGTTTTTATAGTATTTTCAACACCACCAGTTATGGCCATTTCAGATTGATGTTTTTTACCGTAATTTAATATATCATCACAGATTTTTGGTGACAATGCTGATTGAAAGTAATAATAGTAGTTTTTTAAATTCATAATATAAATTTTATAATATTAATATAACATATTTATGGTGTTTTGTAAAGCTTATTAAATATATTCATAAGTAGAAGTTAATATAGAATTTAATTGTTCTGATGTATTAGTGGTTATATGATATTGTTGTGTAGAAGGAAACATTACAAAATCATTGTTATTTAAAGGTATTTCCCAACTTCTTCCTTTTCTTCTATTATCATCATATTCTATAAATACTTTACAAGAATCTTTTCCAACATTTACTCCATATAACATTACATAATCTGGTGAATTTCTTAAATCTACAGGATCTAATTGTAATAAAGAATGTGAATGTTGTCTTGGTTTATAAATGTTACCAATTGTTTTTTTATGAACTAATGTAAAACCATATTCTAAATTAATATGTTCACGTAAATATGTTTGTAACATATCCCAAGTTCTGGAAAATGAAAATTCTTTATTATTAACAGTAGATAACAAAATATCTTCACTTAATTTTTCTTGGTCAATTTCAAAACCTTTAGGCATTTCTATTTGACCATAATATAAACTTATATTTGATAATATATTTCTTTTCATAATAAAAATTTTAAGTTTATTGTAATAAATTTATTAATTCCCAAGTTTGATTATTTTCGTTCCATTTATATTGCCAAAAGTGTGAGGCAGATATATTTTGATTAGTTTGTTCTTCAGTTAATATTGGTGCATCACCAATTGGGGATTTCCAAGATGCTGTTGGAATATGTTTTATCCAAGAATTGTAAGGTTTTTTAGGCCAGAAAATATTATTATCTTCGTCCCAAGTATATCCAATACCTGCGTAATTTCCTCTAAAAGGTGTTCCACCTGTTTTGTGTGTATTATTAACGGTATGATATGATGTCTGTATCCACAATTGAGCTGGCCAGTTATTATGTGTTTCTAAATATTGTTGGCCTACTAATTCATCTTCAACATTAGAAGCATTTAGCATATCACTGTTGTTCAGTGTTAATACTGTTAAAACTTTTCCATTTAATCCTATTTTTGCAAAATGTGCCATATATTTTATTGAAATTTGTATCGTATAACTACAATTCCTGATCCTCCTATGCCGCCTTCCTCTCTTATTTCATTACTACCATTTCCTCCACCTCCACCACCGCCACCAGTGTTAACAGTTCCATCACTACCTCCTGATGCATAATTAAAACCAGTTCCTCCTCCTCCTGATCCTCCTGCTCCTCCTGGACCTGGATTACCTGCACCTCCATATGAACCACCTCCTCCACCACCTGCAAAATATCTTCCTGGTGCTGGTCCTGGAGTTCCATAAGTTGGAGCTGTTGGGCCAAAAAATGTAGTGGACATAGGAGAGCCAGTTCCTCCAGCTCCTCCTCCTGGACCAGGACTTTGATTACCTGGAGCTCCTGCACCCCCGCCACCACTACCATTATAAGATTGCTGCGGCGGAGTATTAGCTCCCGGATTTCCTTGCGAAGGACTTACTGGAGGTGTATTACCATTTCCTGCGTTCTGTCCATTTCCACCACCACCGCCAGAACCACCAGCAGTTGCATCTACACTTCCTCCTGTACCTCCACCACCGCCAGCAGAAGTTATAGTTGAAAATATAGAAGGATTTCCAGAAACTCCAACAACTCCTGAAGAATTTGGGCTTGGCCCGCCTGCACCAACTGTTATAGGATAAGCTTGTGCTGAAATTGGTAAACCTGCAGTTGCTGGATTTGGATAATTTTGACGATATCCTCCGGCACCACCTGCTCCAGCGTGTCTTGCTCCGCCACCTCCACCACCGGCCACTACAAGATATTCAACACTGTTTGAACCTGTTGGTGCTCCTGCGCCTGTTACTGTAAAAGTTCCTGGTCCCGTAAAAACGTGTGTTTTAAAATCGCCATCTGTTAATATTGTACCACCTGTGGCCGCCATAAAAGGATTTGCAATCACTTGTATTGAAAATTGTCTTTCTACTGTTCCTTCTGTTGTTGCAGCACGAACAACAAATGGATAATTTCCTAAAGAAGGCGCGCTCGCTAATGTGCCTGTAATTGCACCTGTTGAACTTGAAATAGTTAAACCAGAACCTGGTAATGAACCAGATATAATTGTAAATGTGATTGTATTTCCTTCGGCGTCGGTAGCACCAGCATTGAATGTAGTACCACTGATAGTTTGGCCATTAAAAACTGTACCTAATTGGCCTGATGCGACTGTAAACACAGGAGCTGCATTAAAAGTAAATGCATCTTCTAATGTAGCAGCCAAACCTGAAGTATTTGTAACTTGTACATCATAAGGGTCGTCTGCCGTCCCCATTGAAGATGTAGTCTTACAAGTAATAGATGAATTTGAAACTCGTGTTA